TAGAAGAATCTCCTAATATATAATGAAGTTTCTTTTTACCACTAGTAGCCCAAACACTTTTAGCTGCATTTAATATATTTGTAACAGCTCTTTTCTTAACTTGATTATGCATCCAAAACAAAGGTTCAGTTATATGTGAAGATTGAATAACAGATCTTTCAACATTACCAACTAATTCTCTATTATGAATAGCCACAGTCCTTTGTTTAGAAACACCGCATATCTCCCCAATCATATCTTCAATCTTAACTAAGAGATCTATATAACCAGCAATAACATTTGACATTGTTAAATCTTGAGTGCCAATCTGATTAAATTGCGAAGGTTTTCCACCTTCTCTACCAGGAATATCCCAACCTTCATCGTATGGATTAATTAAATTTATACCCAAAGCTGTCAAATAATGAGCCCACTTTGGAAAATCAATACCCATAGATTTAGGTATCTGAGTAATATCCATTGTTAAAATCTTACCTTTATCTCTAGCCAAAGCTAATTCTAATCTATACCACAATGTGATATACATATACTGTAAAGGTTTCATTATACCAACTAAAGACTTACTCTTAGAATTAGTATTATTATATATTATACCAGTATAAGGTAACTTCTGAGCATTTGGATTATCAATAGATACATTTTGATATTCTATTGGTTGAATACCAACATATAAATCTTCACCTATTTTATATCCCTCCCATATTTGATCAACCCACTCCCATTCTATATTTTCTCCTGGATCTGCTTTATAAGTTTCATCCACAGATATAGTTTTAATACTACCATCTTCTTCTTCAATATCAACAAATCCTACTTTTTGAAAAGATCTCCAAATCGCATGAGATACACCAATTAAATTAAAACCATTTTCATCAGTATCTGCATTTAAAAACTTATCAGATACTTTCTCTCTAAACATTACACTATTACTATTTATATCAGAACCAGTGTTTGTTTTAGATTGTCCATTATACATTGCAAGTAATTCATCTAATTGAGATTCAGACATTATGTCAAAAAATCTATCATATATAGAAGAAGGTGTCATATCCATTCTACGAAGAAACCAATCTCCATCTTCTATAAATTCTAAATCTGGACTATAATCATGATCGCAATATACAGGATTTATTCTTTCTAATACAGGTTCTCCATTTATTATACCAGTATAGTAAATTTCTTTTCCTGCAATTAAACCATCTTTAAATCCTTTATAAAACTCATGATCGAAATTAAGTTTCTCTTTTAAATAATTCATTATATGATAAGCCTGTTGTTCAGCAATAGTCTTATAAGAATACTTCATATATTTATTAATATCTTCTAAAGTCATTGGATTTTCTTCCTCTTGATTTTCCTCTAGATTTGATGTTAAAAACTCAATTAAAAGTTTCTTATTATTCTCTTGAATCTCACTTATAGCAGAATCATTTGTTTGAATTATTTTAAAGTTGAATGGTCTTTTAGTTTCTTCGCCAAGTAATAAGTCAATTTTAGGCTTAATAATGTTAAATTCTTGAGGATTTGCAGGAAAACCATCTTCAACTTGATAGGGATTTGTAACATATTTTAAATCGTTTATATCAAATTCACTATTATATAAATTGTAATTTGTTTTAATTTTATCTTTTATTGAAGTTGTATTTAGTGAACCAGATCCCTCCCTAGCTATAATTGCATCAACGCAAGCTTGCCCCCACTCTTCAGTCTTCTCTCTAAGTGGTATTTTTTGAATAGGAAAAAGTCTACCATATTTGTTTGTATTCATATTGTATTTTTTTAAATTGTAAAGTCTAAATCTAAATCGTATCTAAATAAAGGTTTATCAAATAAGTCTTTTTTAATTTTATCTTCTCTTTTCTTAACTGTAATTTTATACAATTCTTGTCTATAAATCATAACTAAAATGAAAGCCATAACTCTATCAAAGTTTCCTTCCATATTAAAAGCTATCAATTCTTCTATCAGTGGTTCTGAAAAAATCTTAGTTAAATTCTTTCTACCATCTGCAAACTCTTCATTTAACCAATCTCTAACTAGAGTTTCCCCCCAAGCCTTAATTTCTTTTGGCATATGTATCCCTTTACCCCTAGATACTTTTGAATTACTTATAATATCTTTTATTATATCTGGTTGATCGGCTAATAAATATTCACAATTTTTATTAGAAAAGTAAGAAAATATACCTTTCTTTTCATTCTCATATAATATTAAAGCGTTGTAGTATAAACATAATCTCCTAACATTTTCATAGAATTCATCTGCTGTGTCTGGTCTACCTGTATATTCAGCAACTGGCAAATCATAATAACTTTCAAAGTTCTGAAACCTTTTATATACAATTACAGAACCTAAAGATGATGTTGTAGAGGAATCGTGATCGTAAGGATCGCAACCCATTATATATAAACCATAAGGAGGATTTTCATTAGGATGTTCCCATATTACTATTGCTCCAGTTGTATCTTGATTTTTATCTATTCTATATGTAGTTAGGTCTTTTAATTTAAGATTATGTCTAAATTTTACAATATTATCTTTGTCAAAATATAATTCTCCTACTTGTTTAAAAGTACTAAGAGATTTATTTACTCTTATATCATTCAAATGAGCAAGTAATTCTTTCTTAGGAAATAAATTGCCACTTAATTGAAGAGTTGCTTCTTCTGGAGTAAATGGTCTTTCTGCAACATATATATCTATAGTATTTCTATCGCTAGCTTTTAATAGATCTTGTCTCTCTTTGATTGACCATTTTATCGAAATTTCTAAATTAGAATTTCCATTTTCATCCATAAATGAATTTCCGTTTTCATCTTTCCCTGCTATATTATAATACCAAGGAACAAAAAATCCACACGAATTATCTCCTGGAGTTTCGCTCCATATATTTTTAAAAGGTAAAGCATTATAAACATTTGGTTCATAAAATAAATCCTTTAATCCAGCATAATCAGAACCAACAGTACCACCAGTACCATAAGCTATCATTAAACCAAAAGCAATATTACCATCTTCTACAGATGGTCTAGTAATTTGCCATGCTTGTTTTAAATTAGGAAATTTGCCAGCTTCTTCCCATAATATCAATTTACCTCTTTTTCCTCTAGCTTTTTGAGGATCGTTTTTTAAAGATACACCTATTATTTCAGAACCCCATCCTCCTTCTATCTTAACTCCACTATTTTCATCTTCATATACAAAAGAAGATCTTTTGTGTGTAGATCTATCAATTTTTTGTCTCTTTTTACCAAAAGCTGTATTTGCATCTACAAAATTCATCATATCCCAAGCTTTTGTTAACAAACCATCTTTTGTTAAAAATTCCATTTCTGATGCAATAGCATATGATTTCGATCTAGGAATACAATAAAAATTTCTACATAACATAGAAGCTCCTTTATAACTAAAACCAGCCCCTCTTTTTTTCAAAACAACCATATGTTTTCCACACTCTTCAGCCTCTTCTACTGAATTAAAATAAGTCCAATCATAATCATAAAAATCTGGAAAACTTTCAAATCTATAACTTCTTCTTCTACTTATTCCTTTTCCATCTTTTATATAATCTTCTTTTGTTACACTTATTCTACAATAATTTAAATAAAAATAAAAATATCCAGATATATGATCTCCATCTTCAGCTTCAAATCCATATATACATCTTTTTAACTCTTCGTCCCAATATTTTTTATATTCGCTTGTACCTCTAGGGGCAGCTGTATAATACCCAAATTTCGTAAAATGAATTGCAGATTGTCTAAATTTATCAGAATCATTTATGTTTTTTATCTTAACTTCGTACATATTTATTCTCCATAATCAAAATTACTATCTGGTATTTCATAATCACCTATATCTCCGCCTCCT